CTGGTACGACCCCACCTAACCGCTAACCCGCTTAGACCTATTGACAGTCGCACCGCCCCGGCGTAAGGTCTGGGCGGTGCTTTGCGACCGCCGCCGGCGGCCCCGGAAACGGGACGCGACCCCCGGAAGCGACGGGGCCGCCGGCAGGCAGCGGCAGCGGGCACCAGGGAGAGACGGATGCAGAGCACCACGCACCGGACCGCCCAGGCCAGTGGTATAATCGCGCCCGGTGAGGGAGAGCAGGGGCGGTCGCCAGCGCCGCGCAGGTTCGCACTATACATGTCATGCCGGAAACCTCGCGGCGCGGTAGAATCGTCCCGCTGCCCAATTGTACGCGGGGAACCAACTCAGGCTCCAGCTACTCCGCCAGCTCGCCCGGACCGCCGGCTACAGCGGCCCCGGCCTCATCTGCCTCAACTGCCCGCGCTCGCACCACCTGCCCCCCTTCCTGCCGTTCTTCCTGCCCATCCACGTCCGGGAGCACCTCGCCCGCTTCCCCGCCCACGCCCTCGCCCTCCATTGGTGGTGCTGGACCTGCTGCCGGTTTGATTGTACCCATGCCGACGCCCTCGACTCAGATCACGTCCGCCGAATTCGAAGCCATCTCCTCCGACCCCTGGATTCAGGAGCTCTTACGCCTCTACCCGGACCGCCACCCCCAGATCATCGCCGGCTGGCGCCGCCGGAACTCGCACCAAGGCTGCACCTGCCCCTGGCAGCACCGCAAGACCGGCCGCTGCTGCACGATCGACCGCCTACCCGACCGGCGCCGCGAACGCCAGCGCCGCCGCCCGAGCCCACGCGGCCAGTACCAGAAGCAGCTTCACAAGTGACCCGCCGAGGCGGCCGCAGGCCCGGAGCCGGCGCCCCACGCGGCAACAAGAACCGCATGATCCATGGCCGCTACTCCGGCGACCCCGACACCCGCCGCGTCTCCGCGGCCCTGGCCGCCCTGCCCGCCGACCTCCGCCTTCAGCTCCTGCCGTACGTCAAAGAAGGCCTCGGAACAATCAAACGCCGCCTCGCCTGGGTGGCCCCAGAACTGCGACAGCCCACCCCCGGCGACAACCTCATCACCTTCCCTACCGCCACAACAACAACACCGCCGGTTCAATCAAACGCCCACCTTGCCCCGTTGGTTCTCCAGCTCACCGCCGCCGGCCTGTTCGGCGCCGGCCCGTTCGTCCACGCCCACGCCGCCGCCGCCGGCGTGATCTTCGAAGTCCTCACCTACGTCACCGAGCACCCCGAAGGGATCATCAATCCGGGCGCGCTGATCCGCTACCTGGTGCACCAGGAGGTCGCCGAGCCCGGCGGCGCCGGCCTCCGCTGCCCGTACTGCCGCTGGACCGACAGCCAGCGAAGAGAGGAAAGCACCTCATGATCGACCCCGACGACATCGGCCTTGACGACGAGGTCAACACCTGGACCGCCAACGGCGCCGGCCTCCTCAAACGCATCCGTGACCGCCGTCACAAGCTCCAGGCCGCCGACCGCGAGCTGGCCGCGATCGAGGCCCGCACCATCGACGCCCTCCGCGAGCTGAGCATCCTCCAGCAGGCCGTCCAGTGAACCACGACGACCACGACCCCGAAGGATGGACCTGGCCCTACGTCGTCCTGATCCTTGTCCTGCTCCTCGCCTTCACGGTGTGGTACGCCGGGCTGGCCCGATGACCTGCCCCCGCTGCGCCGGCCCGACCACCCTCGAGAAAGACCAGTACGGCCTATACCGCTCCTGCCTCTGCTGCGGCTGGCTCCAGGAGGCCGGGCCGCCCGACGACCTGCCCCTAGACCTGCCCGGCCCCAAGAAACCACGCGGAGCCCCGTTCAACAGCGTCACCGGCCGCGCCGCCGCGAAGAAGCCCCGCGCCGTCAGGCGGAGCGCCACCCTGTGAGCAACGCTCAGCTGAAGAAGAGCCGGCACCAGAAGGCGAAGAAGCGCACCCTGGACGCAGGCCAGGGCGCCGACAAGAGGAAGCCCAAAGACTCCCACCGCCACCACTCCCTCACCCACTTCCGCAGCCTGAAAGGACGGTAGCCATGCCCTCAATCCTCACCCGCGGTCGCATCGTCAAAGGTCCGGCACTGCGCTGGGACAGCCTCGGACGCCCGTACGTCGACGTGACCCTGGCCCTGGACTACCTGGACGACCTGCGCCTGTTCATGCAACAGTCCCCGGCCGACCAAGCGATCACCTTCGACACCGCCGCCGAGCAGCCGGAGCTCTTCGTCTCGCCGTGACCATCCCCCTCCGCGCGCGATGACCGGCGTCACCCTCCGCCCCTACCAGGCCGAGCCCGCCCGCGCCATCCTCCGCGACGCCCGCCTCGGCAACGGCAACACCTTCACCGTCCTGATGAGCCGCCAGGCCGGCAAGAACGAGCTGAGCGCCTGGATCGAGAAGGTCCTGCTCGTCGCCAACATGGCGAACCGCGCCGCCGTCGGCGTGAAGACCGCGCCCACCCTCACGCCCCAGCTCCGCAACAGCATTCGCCGCCTGCGCGCCCACCTGGACGCCGCCGGCCTCCGCGGCGCCTACGCCGTCGAGGAAGGCCACCTGCTCACCCTCGGCGGCGCCGCCTGGAACTTCCTCAGCGCCTCACCGGGCGCCTCCGTCCTCGGCGCCACCGCCGGCCTGCTCCTGGAAGCCGACGAGGCCCAGGACATCGACCCCGACCGCTTCACCAAGGACTTCCGCCCCATGGCGAGCAGCACCGCCGCCACAACCGTCCTCTACGGCACCCCCTGGGCCGAGGACGACCTGCTGCTCGCCACCGTCGCCGAGAACAAGGAACGCGAGCGACGCGACCACGTCCGCCGCCACTTCGAGTACCCCTGGCCGGAGGTCGCCAAGCACGTACCCGCCTACGCTCGCTACGTCGCCGCCGAGCGCCTCCGCCTCGGGCCCACGCACCCCCTGTTCACCAGCCAGTACGACCTCACCCCGCTACCGGGCACTGGCCGCCTCCTGTCGCCCGCCCAGCTCGCCAACCTCCAGGGCAGCCACGAGCCCCGCCACTTCGCCAAGCCCGGCGAGACGTACGCCGCCGGCCTGGACGTCGCCGGCGAAGAGACCGACCCGCTCAGCCCCCGCGACCGCGACCACAACATCCTCTGGATCGCCCGCGTCACACCCGGCGCCAAGCACTCCCTGCCGCTCTCCCAGGTCGTCGCCATCTACGGCTGGCAGGGCACCGGCCACGACGCCATGTACGCCCACTACCACCGCCTGCTGCGCGAAGTCTGGAACGTCGCCCACGTCGCCGTCGACGCCACCGCCGCCGGCGAGGCGACCGCGATCCTCCTCGCCCGCTCGCTCGGCGACCACAAGGTCACGGCGTTCAAGTTCACCGAGCAGAGCAAATCCCACCTCGGCTACCAGCTCCAGGCCGCCGCCAACACCGGCAACCTCAAGCTCTGGAAGCCCGACGGCGCCCCCGAACAGGCCGAGGCGCTGCGCCAGCTCCGCCTCTGCCGCGCCGAGTACCGGCCCAACCGCACCGTACGCTGGCACGTCGACCCCTCCCAAGGCCACGACGACCACGTGGCCGCCGCCGCCCTCACCATCGAGGCCGCCACCAAGGCGACCCCGCGTGAGGCCCGTGGTAGAATCCCAAAGTGAACATGGCCGAAACCACACCGCTCCCCCAGCTCCTCAAGAACCGCGACCGCGACCGCTTGCAGAAGTACACCGAGGCCCTGGACTTCTACAACGGCAAGCAATGGCCCGCAGCGGACCCGCGCACCAGGAACGCCCGCCGCCTCACCCTGAACTACGTCAAGACCATCATCAACAAGACCTCTACCTACGTCATGGCCGGCGCCACCATCAACGCCATCCCCCACTCCGACAGCGACGAGCACGTCGCCGCCGCCGCTGCCGTCGAGGCCTTCCTCACCGAGGTCGCCGACGCCAACGGCCTGGCACGGCTTGACCTGGTCACCGAGATCGACGCCGCCGTCCTCGGCGACGCCGCCTACAAGGTCACGTGGGACGCCGGCGAGGACCGCATCGCCATCACCGCGCCCGACGTCCGCGGCCTCTTCCCCTGGCCCCACCCCACCGACCCCACCCGCCACACCCGCGTCGCCCACCGCTACACCCTGCCCAGAGACGACGTGATCGCCCTCTGGGACATCGCCCCCGCCGGCGCCACCGCGGAAATCGTCGAGGACTGGACCGACGCCA